CCATAGGATTTAACTATTAAAATCCATTTGTCGTGATACTTTGAAACTATATTTAACCATGTCATGGATGTAATTGTTTTTATTTAAGGTTTACGCTCCTATCTAAGAACTCTTTTAAAGTTATTAAATCAAGATAAAAAGCTGTTTGTAATTGTTGCTGGTAAATTATTCTTTCTGATAATGTCATATTGTTTTTCATAATTGTTTTTTTTTACTAAGTTAACTATATTATTTTAATAACCTAATATTTATTTTATTTTATTTTCGATAACGTTAAATAAAACGTATTTTTTATTCGGGCGTTATAACTCTATCTTCTTACCGTCAAGTTCAATAGTTATCTTTAACTCTACTTGCTTACCGAACTCTCCTAAAGTGTTAACCGCTTTAATTAGTTGTTTAAGTTTTTCTAATCGAATATCTTTGATTGAGTAGCACTTTTCTTTTATTGCTTTTACTGCTTCCTTATTAAAGATTATAGGTTCTTCTATTAGTTCTAAACTGCTTTCAGAAATAAACCAACTATCTTCTTCTCCTCTAACATTGTATTCTAAATCATCAGGTAAACACTTTAAAACAACAGCCTCCTCATCTGGTTTAAATTTACTACCAATCGTATTAAACATGACCCTTACTTTATCTCCTACTTTAAACTTCATAATCTTTCTTTTTAAATTAAGCCCCCGCCTATCTCGTCATGCTTCAAGGCTGGGGGCTATCCTAAACCAAATCTTAAATATTTTCAATAGTTTCGTATACTTTAACTCGAAACTCTTTCCATGCTTCTTTACGTTTAGCTACTTCATCTTTTATAGTTCCCATTACAGGACGCGCTAAAGTTCCAACATTAACCAAACTATCCAATGTCAACTCACGATACCATAGAGGCTTTTTTGTATTCTCAGGTCTAAAAGAACAAAAGTAATGTTTTTCTAGCTTATCGTTAACAACAAAAGCATGAATTAATTGGTCTATGTATTCAGGTAGAATATCTTTAGACAATACTTGCTCCATGTGTTTCTTTGCTGATGGACATTTAATCTCACACATTATAGTTTCATCTTCTGAAATACCATCAGGACTAATCCCAAGTAAATCGTTTTCTTCTGACTGAATCCAACCGCACTCTTTGAACCGAATAAACAATTCAGCTTCTAGTGTCTCCCTTGCTAACGGTTCTAAATCAATCCCTCTTTGCATAGCTGAACTTGTAAACCCTTCACTTTCATAATAAGGCTCTGTAAGTTCCGCTACAATCTCAGGCAGTAAAGTTTTTGTTGATGCGCCTGAGCGAGTGCCTCCGATAGTACCATGTTTAATAATTAGCCAAGGCTCTGTGCGTTGCTCAATATCATATCTTGTTTTCATATCTTTGTTTTTTGTTACACAAACATCTTCTCCTGTTCAGCCGTCAACTCATAATGTTTCTTAATCGCTTCGACAGTAGTAGTCCCAGCCTTAACAGCATCAACCGCTTTTGTAAGTTGTTCGGCTGTCATTTTTTTGAGTTGTGGTTTATTAGGCACTACGGGTCTACTCGCTGTTTGTGCATCATCATCCTCTGCTCTTAATGATAACAAACTTTGTAAAGTGTATCTTCTAAAGTATGTGATAGCTGACCCCATTTGTTGTGGATTCATATTCAAAGGTAAATCTAAATAACTCTCCATCTTCGTTTCGCTTAACGCATCTTGAATGATTGTGAATTGTTTACCCTCGATAATCGGTTGTAACAATATCAAATTGTGATTAAGCAATACAGGCTCAACTTCTGAAATGATAGCGTTCACATCTGCGTAGGTGTTTTTAAAGTGAGGGTTCTTTGCGTTCTTTGTAACGATTCCTATTTCTTTCTTAGCGTTTAACACACGCTCGTAAAATGTTAATTTTTCCATATCTATTTGTTTTTAAATTCTTCTTTCAACAACCCGTTAACTAATTTAGAGGTTATCTTATTGTTTTCTACTAACTCAATGTCTAACGTGTAAGTACGTTTGATTTTAGTTACCCCTTTTGGTCTTCCTGATTTTTTCATATCTTGTTTTATTTAAGTTTACCCTACAAAGATAAACAAGTTTTTGAATTACGCAATACTTTTAAAATAAATTAAACCCCGTCCGAATCTCGACATGCTTCATCGGTACGGGGGCAACGTGTAGTTCAAAAAACAACCAAAAAAGTTATTCTACACATTTAATAAAATCTTCTAAACTCCTTACTATTAAATATTCAAATCCTAATGCGCTCACTGTTTTTTGAAACTCAATTTGATTAGGTTGCTGTCTTCCGGTTGATGTTTTCACTTCTACAAATATAACTCTATTAGGTTGTACAACTATCAAATCAGAAACACCAGCAACAAGTCCAGTAGCTTTAAATTTCATCGCTTCTGCTTTTGACCTTGTGCCTCCGTTTGGAACTGCAAAGATTGAGTGTTTTGGATTATTTAGTTTTGTGCAGTATTTATTATGATACCACTTATAAATTTCCGCCTGTATTTGGTCTTCACTTTTCATAAGTCCTTTCTATTGCTTTTATTGTTTCGTTTGTAAAATGTATAAATTTTCTCACTTTATTACCTTTTAAATTGCTTCTTTGAATTGCAAAATAATAAGGTATAATAAACGATTCTGTTTTTGTTCTTAGTGTTCCATTGTGCTTATGTTTTAAAAAAACTTCAACCGGCACTTTCTGGAACATTTGAGAAACGTAATTATAAACTATCTTTCTAGCATCTAAGGTTTCAAGTTCATTTTTTTCGCAGTATTCAATTATAGATTTAGGGTTTGGAATTATTGGCTTACCGTCTCTCGTTGGAAGTCCTAAAACACCGCCTTGGGCGTATCTCCTTTCTTCACCACAAACTTCACAAATCAAAGAGTTTGAAGCTACTATACTTTCGCAACTGTGACAAGTTCGTATAGATGCGGGGTTAGCTGTACCAACTGCCTTTTGTTCACACTTATAAAAATACTCTTCCCAATTTCTTTTATCGCTCCATTTACCGAAGTCCTCATTATTATTCCCCATATCAATAACCATGAATGATGGCTTAAATATCTTATCGGTTATACGTCCACCCCTGCCAATCATTTGGAGGTATAGATTAATTGACTTTGTTTTCTTATTTAAAAACACAACCTCTACATCAGTACAATCAAATCCAGTTGTAAATACTTGTACATTTAAAAGAATCGCATCAGGTGTATTTTTAAACCAATCAACTAAATCAGTTCTATTTTCTTCTGAATTATTACTATCATACATCTTGACATTTAAACCCTCAAGCGACATAGCATTATAAAGCCTTTTATTTACTAATGTATTTGCATTAAATAGAATAGTCTTTTTACCGTAACAGAGTTCTTTGTATGTTTTTACTGTGTTCTTTATTGCTTCATCTGAACCGAACACTAAACTAATACTTTCCTCTGTATAATCTCCTATGGCTGGATTGTAAACAAGTTGCGAAGTATCATTTTTTAATATAAAATTATCATCTTCAACTAAATAACCTTGCTCTATTAACTCGTTAATATCAACACCTTCTATTAATGTATGGTAATATTTAGCAAGTGGGATGTTTTCTCTGTACTTTTTTAACTTTCTATTACAGCACTTGCCAATAGAATCATGTTCACTTCCACAAGATAAGCACTTAAAAAACGTTCTACTTTTTTCATAGTTGGGAGTAGCTGTAAATCCTACCACCTTCCCTTTAAACTGGTTTAGAATCTTCATAAACTCTCCTCTATGACATTCATCTATTATTATAAAGTCATAACTATTCAAGTCTATTGAACCATTTTTAATCCTGTTATTTAATGTTTGGACCATTGCAATACACACATCTTTTGAAACTTCTTTTACTTTTGGTAATAGTAAATCATGTTCACGTTTTAAAGTTGCAGAAGTTTGGTGTACTAGCTCCTCTCTGTGTACACATATTAAAACACGTCCAAATAATCTATTTACTAATTCAGAAAATATAACAGTCTTACCACCTCCAGTAGCCAACGATACACAGCACCTTTCATTATAATAAAGATGTTCTGAGACTTTGTTTATCACTTCTTTTTGATACTTTCTTAACTCCATAACCTAAACTTAAAAAGGACAATTATCTTCTTGTTTCTCTCCAATATAAAAGCATACAACCCCATTGTATTTACTCTCTTCAAGTTGAATATTATGAAACTCACAATAATCCTTCACCTTCTTGTTGAATTTCTGAGGTGTGTTATACTTAGCAACATTAGGGTATTGTCTGTTAAACTCATCTCTAAACTCTTTTCTATTTCTAGGTGAACCGTCTAACGTTTGAAGCTCCATAAACTCAATAAATTCTGTTCCAACTTCGTTCTTAAACTTTCTCAACTTTAAGTTAACTTTATCACTTTGTACTAATCCGTTCTTTAAGAAAAATTGAACGCATCGAATCATAAAATTATCAAACTTTGCCCATTCTGTTTCATTCCATTCTGCAAAAAATAGGTGTCCAAACTCCATCTCAGGTGTCAAATTCTCATTAAAATAATTTGCTATCTCTACTTCAAAAACCCTTCTTTCGTGACTTGCTCCTGAACCGTTGATTGTGTAATTTGTAGTAATTGAAATCTTTGGACTTTCTTTGAACGGTATTTGGTAAGCATCTTGTCCTTTTTTCTCTATTGTCATTCCTTCTGTAATAATAGAGAATAGACTTTCAAAATTAAAGTGTTTAGGTACGTCATCCATTAAGAAAATTTGAGTGTCTTTATTTACTTTTTGATAAGCAAATTGACTTTTAGCATCAAACTTTTTACCATCTTCAATAACTATATTCTTAATATGTCCAATCGCTCTGTGAATTAATCCTTTACCTGACCCCCCGTTTGGTATGTCCTCGCTTATCATTTCATCATTAAAAATAATTGCCTTCGGTTTTGCTTCATTTTGGTAACTATGCATTAAATAACCAATAACAGACTTAAGCGTGTAATATCTATCAGGGTTCTCTCCTGACACCTTCCAAATAAATGTTTTAAAAACACCTTCACTTTCATCTTTTATCTGAATATCTCTTTTTATAACTTGGTTAGTCCAAATTAAATCACTTACATCTGAATAATCCAATACATCAATTGAATCTTTTGTAGTTTTTACAACTGCATTTTGATAATAAATAAACGATTCGTGTGCCGTATCTCTATTAAACTTTACATCTATTGAACTAACCATACTCAAATAATTAGAATTAAAATTAGATGTATTATTCGCCATTAATTCAAACGCATCAATATGACCCCTTTCCCTTAAATCTGACAATACAAAATCTTTAATCTTAGGCTCTTCAAATACATTTATAAAATTCTTATCGTTCTTAACAAATAAATAAGTTCCGCTATTTTCATCTGGGTAAAACTTGAATATATTGTTATGCTCTAAGTATTGAAGAAATCTATAAGATGCCAACTTGATTTGTTCTTTATCTGTATAGTACCAAAATTCATCTAATTTCAATTCTTGTTTATGTTCTTCAAACTCTTTTTTCACAAGCTCAAAATCAACATCTTTAATACGTCCTTTTAATTTTTCAACACTTTCACCTGTTATGGCAACATTTTTAATATCGTTAACAAGTTTAGTGTCTTCAAAGTGCCTTGTATTAAATTCACTCTCATATTTATAAGCCGAATCTATTAACTTCTGAATTTCATTTTGCTTACCTCCTACATCATATCTAAATAAATACGTCTCACAAGTAGACTTATCAACTCCAAACGCATTCATTTGCCTAGCATAAGCATGAAGATTATTATTTCTATTTGAGTTGCTCCAGCGCTTTGTAAACCATTTATCTAATCTCTGAGCTACTTCATCAATGTCAGTTAAAGGAATGTTTACAACCTTATTTTCTACTGGTAAAGGTCTGTAAAACTTATCTGTGAATAGTTCACTTTCTGAGTTTATAAATGCATCTTCATCAAATGATAAATAACAAGCTCTTGCTAAATCCTTTGTTCCTTCGTCGAGGTCGTGATATTTGCTATAATGTTTTATTAATTCAATATAGTAGTCTTGATAATCATTATTATTATCAATCATTGGTATCTTAACAAGCACCTTTAACCCATCTCCACTAGGAGAAACAAAAGAAGCAAATGTAAATCCATCCTTATTTATTATTTTTCTTAAGTCATCCAAGTTAACAACATCATCGAAATCTAAGCAAGCTAATCCTGAATGACTTTTTAGATTTGAATTTGACCTGCTCGTGAAAGTACCGCAAAAAGTAACGTAGGGCAGCTTCGATTTCAACTCGTTTCGTTTTGTTTTATCTCTCTCTACTCTGATTAATCCTATTCTGTTTTTATACTCTGAACTCCTAATTGATTCCAACACTTTCAGAACAGAAGTATCTTTAAGTGGGGCAACTGATTTAATGTTTTTAAAAATTGATACTCTCATGGTTATATTTTAAATAAAAAACCCTTATAAATCCTTTGAGCCTTGACCTTCAAATTCATTATAAGGGTGTTAATAATTCCTTAGTGTTCTATAATGTCAAGACGAACACATTGCAAATATAGTTAAATTTATTTAATAAACAACTACTGGCAAAAAAAATAAAAAATAATTTTATGTATTTAAGGTTTTACCACCTTCAAACGTAGTGATATCAACGATTGGCAAGAAAAGCAAAAAATATTGACCCCTATACCGGTTTTTCGGGGAACACACTCTATAATAAAAAAAACGTATAATACAAAACACGTTTTTTTTTTAAAAAAGTGATGTCTGAAAATGAAAATGATTTGCGATATTTTTTGCTTTTTTGCCTAGCTCCTAAATATCAAATAGTTAGCGTTTTCATTTTTTGCCAGTAAAACCCACTTTTTGCCAGTAAAACAAAAAAACCGCCTTAAATTAATAAGACGGCTTTAAGTTTATTTTGTTTTAGATTTTAAAATGGGAGCGGTTCTATTTCCTCCGTATCCGTCTCAATCGGTTTATCACTAATAACCTTTTCTAGTTTCCAATGGCTTAAATCGTTGTAAGTTTTACCGTTGTACTCTCTAGAACGTATATCAAATTCAACTTCTACATTGTCGCCAACTTTATTGTACTGAGCGAAGTTTGTAATATGACTTGCATATTCTTCTTTCTTGTACATATTGAAACTGAAATCTGTTTTGTACCCGTTTTCTTTTGTTACTTCAACAATGTAATCTAACACCGTTGCACCATTGTCTAACTGTTTAGGTTCTCCAATTGCTTTAATTACTCCTTTTACTTTGAATGTACTCATGTTTATTTGTTTTTATTTAATTGATTGTTTATTTTCTTAAATCTACGAATTTAAAAGCGTTATCTCTATTCTTTCTGAGTTCTTCGTCTGAATATTGAACACCCAAACACTTACCTTTTGAGTCATCAGCGTATAAACGCTCTAACAATTCATCTAACTGCTGTTCTGTACCGTTAAACTCTATGCACCCGCTTTGTATTTTGACATCGTAATCGTGCGTATAGTTACTCCATGCATCTATTTCACCGATTGATAGAGTGCAGTTCTTCATATGGATTAAATATTCTCTTTTCATAATTGTTTTTTTTGTAAATATACTAATTAACTTCTAACGGTGCAAACTCTTTTTACCTTACACTTGTTTATAAATTCAATTTGCGCTGTTCTGTGCCTCTCTAAATAGTCTTTAACAAGCTCTCTGGACTTAATACAAGAGTTAATTAAAAACGGTATTCTTTGCTTGTGTTTAAAATCTACGTTGTAACGTGAGTAATCTACTTCAATAATGTATTTTTTAGCGTACTTGTAAACTTCAACACGTCCAATTTGTAAACCGTTGTAGAAAATGTTTGAGTATTCGCTGTTAATTTTTTCGTAGGTAATCATAATTTTGATAGCCATTGGTTATAAATTTCTGTTGCTATTTGTGCAGTCATTACAGGAGGTACACTCATACCAATCATATAGTGTGGTTTTTTTTCTCCAAAATCATAATCTAAAGGATAGCTTCCAATTTTACACGCTTCATCTTTACTTGTGTATTTTGGTGCATCAAACAAGACTTGGCTATCTTCATGGCTTGTTAATGTTCCGGGTGTTTTATTTTGATATAAATAACTTTGTGAGAAATACGTGCTTTTACCCGTTAACCTTTCACTTCCTTGCTGCATAGCACTATCCCCTTCTTTTCTATGCTCCCATACTTTTGTCATATTATCACTCAAATTTCTGCCTTTCTTATCTATTATCTCTTTGAATAAAATAGATGCCTCATTAAAGTTTAAATCTAATTTTGGTGCGCTTTGGAATATATCCACTTGTTCCATAAAATTATCTGCTAAATCATTTCGTAAGGCAATAAAGAAAACTCGTTTACGCCTTTGAGGTACTCCCATTGTTGAAGCATCTAATAAATAAGGCTCAATCCGTAATTGATAACCCGCCTCTTGAAATGCTGTATAAATTCTTTTAACATAATCTTTAGCAGAACCCATCATCAAACCGCTTACATTTTCAGCCACTACCACTTTAGGTTGTAGTTCTTTCGCAAGGTCTATAAAGTCAAAAAATAGATTATCTAAAACTTGCTCTGCTTGCCCCTCTCTAAACTTCTTCTCTTTGCCCCAATCCTTCTCACGGTTTCCAGCCATAGAAAAACTTGAACAGGGAGGACTGCCATCCAAAATGTCCAAATTATAAAGTTCTTTAGGTAAATCTT